TGGGGCAAAGATATGACGGATGACCAGAGGGAAAAGGCTCAAGAAGTTATTATCCCAGTAATTCTGGTATCCAACATAGTTAGTTCTGTTATGTCACTAAGGAGGTTATAATATGACAATGATAGATAAGTTAGTTAATCAAGCAAAGTCCCTTATTGGCAAAATAAAGGGTATTAAGGTAAAAACACCAAACCTTAAACCTTTACTTGAGAAGGCTAAGCCTTTACTTAATAAGGCAAAGCCAGCCTTAATAAAGGCTATAGACCTACTCAAAAAGGCTCCAGGATTGGCTTATAGGCTTGTTAAGGGCTTTGTTGTATGGTTTGGTAAGGCTGTAAAAGAAAGCATTGCTCAGGTATGGACACTGCTAGGATTCTTTATTGCATGGCTTACTCTTACTGGTACCGCCCAACAAATCGTAGGAATTTCCACAATAGCGGCTACTATTTTATGGCTTGTCACAATACCCCTTCGTGAGGAAAAAGACGAATAACTGCTATAATGGTGGGTATGGTAAAAATAATCCTAACTGCTTTTCTTGGAGTATTGCTTGTGGGATGTGGCTATGATGGTCACTACCGCTATCCTTGCCAAGATCCAGCCAATTGGGGTAACCCTGAATGCAAGCCACCAATTTGTACAGTAAACGGTGCTTGTCCAGAAGATTTGGTAGGGGAAGATGTTGTAAACGGAACATCAAATGAGAGCGTAATAGAGGAAGAGACAAACAATGAGTAAGCCAAGACTAACCCCATCTGATTTAGATGCAAGATTAAAATTTATTTTAGGGATTATTTTAGGGGCAATTTTATTATTTACAACCATGGGTATTCTATATGCCTTGGTTTTTGTTTCACAACCAGTAACAGCACAATCTGAAAATGATAAGATGTTTTTTAATGTTCTTGGTAGTGTTGCGACATTTATTACTGGTACCCTCGCAGGTTTGCTGATTGGTCGTAGCGGTGCACAAGAAATGATTAATGCTATTGAAGAAAAAAACAACAGTGTAAGTCAGGTTTCTGATTTGTCAGAGGTTGCTGAAAAAACGGTAGACGAAGTAGAAGAAGTAGTATCTACTAAACCTAATAATCAGATGCCAGATGAACTACCAGTAGATGAAGATTGGGATAAGGATTAATCATGGCAGATATGGGAACAGCAGCAAAACTTATTGAAGTTGCTAAAGCAGAAGTTGGAACTATTGAAGGTCCAAAAGATAATGAAACAAAGTATGGCAAGTTTACTAAGTCAGACTTTCAACCTTGGTGTGGAAGTTTCGTAATGTGGTGTGCAGATCAAGCAGGAGTAAAAGTTCCTAATACTGTTTACACTCCTTCAGGTGCAGCAGCATTTAAGAAATCAGGACGTTGGTACGATGCACAAATATGTGATCCAGAACCAGGAGATATTGCGTATTTTGATTTTCCAGGAGATGGCGTAGATCGTATTTCTCATGTTGGTATTGTTATTAAAGATAATGAAGATGGAACTGTTTGGTGCATTGAAGGAAATACATCTTCAAGTAAAAAGGGAAGCCAAAGAAATGGTGGAGAAGTTTGCAAACAACTTCGTGCCTACAAGAAAAATAAGGCTGGGGTTATGATTTCTATCGTAGGCTTTGGTCGTCCTAAATTTAAAGGAGCAGGAGAAGCAAAGACTGCTAATCCTGTTAGTGAAACAAAGACTTGTCCAACTTGTGGACAAACTGTAAAATAAACGGTATTTGACTTACAAAAATCTGTCTGATATACTATAAAGACAAGAAAACTAAGGAGTTAGAATGACTTTTTATTTAAAAACATTGGAAACTTTTTTGTGTTAAATATTCCAGATAAAACCGTTGCATTTATACCTTTGACTCCAGGCAATAATTTAAATAGATTTGATGGAGATATTTCAACTTTTTTAAAACCATTAAATGAAAGTCATGAAAGAGAATGGTTTACTGCTAATTTTTATAGATGTTTGCCATTATCAATAGGTAATATGCAGGGATTTGCCTTTAGTGTTCCTTTTACTTTTACTGTTGTATGGGACGGTAACGATGGAGAAGATGCTATTAAAATATTTGCAGAAAATGATAGTGATGCTCCATATGATATGAACCATGTTCATTTAAAGTCAGAATTTGGACATGGAATTTTTACCGCTCATTTTCCAGTAGTTTTAAAAACTCCTCCAGGGGTTAATTTAATGACAATTGCAGCACCAAATTTTCCATTACCTGGAATAAGCCCAATGACTGGTGTTATAGAAACAGATAATTTAAAATTTACATTTACACTAAATTTTAAAATAGATCTTATAAATTCTCCAATTACTGTAAAAAAGAACTATCCAATAATGGGAATACTTCCTATACCAAGATACTTTTGTGATTCTTTTAAGTTAGAAAATGCATATGATATTTTAGAGGAATCAGCAATTAATGAAGAATTAGACATAATTAATGAACATAATATAGATAGGGATAACAGAAATAACAATAATCTTGGACAGGACAAACTATATTACAGAGGTATGGATATAAGAAAAAATAAATTTTTAGATCATCAATTGCCTAGGAAAAATAAATGACTTGTATAGTTGCTGTAAGAGATAAAATAGACAACAAAATCTGGATGGCTGGTGATCGTGGTATTTCAGATGACAACTCTATTAGTGTTGGATCAAGTCCAAAGATTTGGAAAAAAGAAGGCTATCTGTTTGGATATGCTGGATCAATGGATGGAGATAGAATAAGACATTTATTTGTACCGCCAGAATTTGAAGGTCGTGGCAGTATTGATAAATTTATGTATAGTAGATTTCTTAAAGCCCTCAGAAAATTTTATGAAGAATGGTGGGTAGACACAACATCAACCGCTGATTTTGGTATGATAATTTGTGTTCGTGGCAAAATCTATGAGCATAGTTCTGGTGACATGTCATTAACGCAATACGAACAAGATTATTTAACAATGGGTTCTGGTGGAGATATTGCATTAGGCTCACTTTATGCTACACAAAAAACAAAAGATACACGAAAAAGAGCAGCAGCAGCAGTTCAGGCTGCTATTAATCACTCCCCATCTTGCAAAGGCCCTATTGACATTCTGAGCATTTAGGTATATACTAAATATATGAATAATACTCATGAAGAAGATCTAACTCCAGAGGATCAGGAGTTTGGCATTTGGCTACAAAACGGTATTGAAAGAGGCTGGGTAACAGAACCTTTTTGTAATACTCATGATGGTGGCTATCAATACATGAGTGAAGAAGAGTTAGAAGAATGGGAAGCAGGAGGCGACCCATGTCAACACGTAGTTAGAATAATGATATAAGGAGAGCAATGAAAAAAATAGTGGGGCTATTAACAATGCTATTTATCGCTGCATTTTTACCAGCGGTATCAGCAAATGAAAAACCAGCAATTGCAATTATTGATACAGCAATTGATACAACACAGGTAAGTGTTTTCTATGAGGTTTGCCTTATGGAAGAAAAGCGTTGCCCAAATAAGCAGTCATATATGGAAGGTCCAGGATCTGCACATATGCCAGCAACAAAGGGTTTTGAGCATGGCACTAAGATGGTACAAATTGCACAGTCGGTAAATCCAAATATGAACATTGTGTTTATTCGTATTTTCCCACAAGATAATCGTGGAAATGTCATGCGTAATGGAGTAAATGTAAATAGCACAGTTCGTCAGGCTTTGGAGTGGGTAGCAAAGAATAAGACTAAGTTCAATATTGTTGCAGTATCTGCAGCAGTGGGAGAAACAAAGTTTTCTACCAAAGGCAATTACTGTCCAGTAAATCCAGCATTGAGAAATGCCATTGTAAATCTACAAAATATGGGCGTAGGTTCATTGTTTGCAACTGGCAATCGTTATGATTATTCAAGGATTGACTACCCTTCCTGTGTTGCGGAAGCAATTGCCGTTAGTTCTGTGGGGGTTCGTGGCAATGTTGAGCGGTATGCAAATAGATCTGCTGAAGTGGACTTCTTTGCCCTTGGCACAGTAAACGGATCAATGGGAACTTCTGCTGCTACATCAGCACTTGCTGCTTATTGGGCTAAGAATTATAAGGGTAACTTCTCTGATACTTATAATTATCTAAAGTCTGTTGCTAAGCCTGCATCGTTAGAATCATTTACAACTAATTTGTTTGTAGATGTAAACAATTAGTCTATTTTTGTAGGCTAAGGCGGATATTGCATAGTGGTAGTTCGTAACCTTGCCAAGGTTAATGTGCGAGTTCAATTCTCGCTATCCGCTCTTTGCCTCCTTAACTCAGGGGTAGAGTACCCGCCTTGTAAGCGGGTTGTCATAGGTTCAAATCCTATAGGAGGCTCGTGAAGACTTGCAGTAAATGTAAAACAAGTTTAGATGATTCTCAATTTTCTCCATCTTCAGGTGGTAAATATTTAAGACCTGAATGTAAGTCTTGTGCAAATAAATTATCTAAAGAAAGAGATATTCTTAAAAAATTACATGGTTATCCACCAGAAGGATATGTATGTCCTATTTGTTTAAAAAATGAAGAAGAATTAAAAGGTACTGGTGGAAATGCTAGTGTTTGGGTAGTAGATCATGACCATATCAAAGATAGTTTTAGAGGACATTTATGCCATAATTGTAATAGAGGTCTTGGAGTATTTCAAGATAGCATAGATAGACTTAATAGGGCTATTGCGTATTTGGCTAAGGATATGCTATAATTATTTTGTACCCGCCAAATGGGGGTACGCATACAAACTCGCTGAAAAGGAGAATAAAATGGTAAGTTCGTATACCCTGGATCTTTTTAAAGATCCTTTTTTTATTGGTTTCAATCGTGAATTGAACCGCTTTAATCATGTACACAATACCGCAACACGTCAATCTTATCCACCTTATGATTTAATTAAGGTAGATGAAGATACCTTTAAGTTGTCTGTAGCGGTTGCTGGCTTCACAAAAGATGATGTAAAAGTAACTGTTGAAGATGGAACTCTTGTGGTTAAGGGAGAAATCACTACAGAAACTGAAGGAGAAGCAATTCATAAGGGTATTGCAACACGCAAGTTTACCCGCACATTTGCTCTTGGTGAATATATGGAAGTAACTGGAGCAGAGATGAAAGATGGAATGCTTCACATTGACATTGATCGCATTGTTCCAGAGGAAAAAAAGCCAAAGGAAATTGCTATTAAAGTTGCTAAAAAGTAAAAGAGTATAATAGAAGTCCCCGCATAGGCCTTGGGATGGACTAGTTACCTTTTCCTTAAATTCGGCCTTCGTGCTTGAATTCCTATGCGGGGCTCAAATAATCTTTGCTATAATGTAATTGCTATGACTGAAAAAGAACTAGCACACTATAATAAACAGCAGTATAAAAAGAAACTTGCTGAAATAAAGATAGCAAGTGGATGCGTAGACTGCGGAGAAAAAAATCACATAGTATTAGATTTTGATCACATAAGAGACAAAAAATACAATGTCTCTAGAATGATTCACGATGGATTTTCTTGGAAGGCAATTATGAAAGAGATTAAAAAGTGTGAGGTGGTATGTGCCAATTGCCACAGAATACGCACATATACTAGATTGACAATGAGAACCGCATAGGATATACTTGATATATGCCAGTTTATGACTATAAATGTATTTTATGTGGAACCGTAATAGAGTTTCGCAAAGAATTTGGAGAAGATAGAGGGCCGACATGTTGCTCTCAATTAATGCAGAGGGTTTGGAATGCTACTCCAGCAATTTTTAATGGCAGCGGTTTTTATAGAACGGATAATAGGAAATAATATGGATAAAATCATAAAATTTTATTGTGACTTTGATGCTTTTGATGATATTAAGCCTGTACCAGCAAAAACTATGATACCAGAATGGTATAAGGATGTTAAGCCATATATAGATTCTAAATATCCTACAATAAATGACTATGGAAAAGTCAATAATCTGTCAGTTAAAAAATGCATACCGTTTTTAGACTCTATGAGTTCTGGCTATTTAATAAAAACATATTGCGATATAGAGATTACATTTGTTGAGGGCATACCGTTTTATAAATGGGGTATGGCTCCAGTAGATCAACCAACTATTACTTTTCATGATACAGTACAGATTCCAAACTATCCAAGTACAAGTTTTAATGAAAATTTAAAAATTGCAAAATTTAACAATTTATGGGTAGTTAAAACACCACCTGGATACTCTTCACTTTTTATTCCACCAATGCATCATGATAATAAAATGGTAATACTTCCTGGAATTGTTGATACAGATTCATATGATTTAGCAATAGAGTTTCCATTCTTTTTGTCTGATTCAAATTTTAATGGTGTAATACCAAAAGGAACCCCAATTGCACAGGTTATTCCAATAAAAAGGGATTCTTGGAAATCAGAGTTTGGAGTGGCTAATTTAGACAGATCCTTTAGAAGATTAAAAAGTGTATTTATTGATGCTTATAAAAAAATGTTTTGGGAGAAAAAAAATTATGAATAATCAAACTAGGAGTATAATATAAGAATGAGTAGCCAAATACTAGATCAGTTTTCTAAGGAAACTAAAAAAGAATATGTGCTTAAGGCTATTGATAGATGTGATAGTTGCGGAGCACAAGCATATGTTCAGGTTAAAGGCTCTACTGGCGACCTAATGTTCTGTGGGCATCACTATGAAAAGATTATGAATAATCCAGATGCCTATACCAAGATGATGGCTTTTATGTTAGAAGTTGTAGATGAGCGTGATCGTTTGATAGAGAATAAATTGATAGGAAGTCACAATTAATGTATCAATACTACGTTAGAGAAGTAAGGGCAGTAGTTGATGGAGATACCATTGATGTTGTAATTGATCTTGGTTTTAATATTCTTTTTGAGCAGCGTGTTCGTATGGCTGGAATAGACACTCCAGAATCTCGCACCAAAGACAAATTTGAAAAAAGTTTGGGAATTGAATCAAAAGAGTATTTAAAGAAACATCTTAAAGATGCCAAGTCTATTGTAATTAAAACTGAAAAGATGGATTCTTCTGAAAAGTATGGTCGCATTTTGGGCTGGGTATATATAAATGGAGACACCGTATCTCTTAACGACATGATGATCAATGATGGATATGCTTGGGGATACATGGGAGAAACCAAGGTTAAAGATTTTTCTGCCTTAGCAGCACAGAGAAAAAAGTCTGGAAAATGAAAACAGTTTACTACTTTACCGCTGACTGGTGTCAGCCTTGTAGAAAGACACGCCCAATTGTTGAAGAGTTAAATACTGAACAAACAACTGCTCGTTTTCAAATAATAGATGTTGATGACAATCCTGATTTAGTTAAAACATTTACAGTTCAGTCTGTTCCAACCTTTGTTTTGTTTGAAAACGGTATAGAAGTAAAAAGAATAATTGGTTCACAAACTAGAGAAGATTTAGAAATTTTTATAGGACATAGGGGGAGTGCTGAACATGATGTCTGATTCATGGGATAAAAAAGAAATTCCTGATGAGCAAACAGCAATTGACTATTTACTTTTAAATGGTGGCCTACAGGTATCTGGCATAGATAAAAATACTGGGGAATTCTTATACTCATTTACCCCTAAAATACAAGAAATAATGCCAGAACTATATCATGAACATCTTAATGATGTTAACAATAAACTTATGGGGTTATGGGAAAAAGGATTTCTTGACATAGATCTTATGTCTGATACCCCCATCGTTAGGCTTGCTCCAAAATCCCATGATCTTGAAGAAATATCTAAACTATCTAAAGAAGATCAGTGGTCTATAGAGGAAATAAAGAGGCTGCTTAAAAGCCAAGAACTCTGATATAATCAGAGTATGCCATATCGTGTAGGTGCTAAGGGTTCATACGGTTGTTCTGGCTACCCTGCTTTAAAGGTGGGTACCAATGAGGTAATGGGCTGTCATGATACTCGTACACAGGCAGCAGCACAGATCTACGCTATAAACCAATCTGAGGGCAATATAGGCAAAACTATGCACACTCTTAAAGAGGGTGATTTTGTTATGGGTGCTACAACAGAAGGTCTTATTCATGGAATGATTGAACATATCATGACTGAAGGTGGAACTCTTGGAACTCCTGGATCTGAATATGCTCTTGTTTCTATGCCACCAGAAAATCCTGCTATGTCTGTAAGAATTTATGAAGAAGAAGATGGCGAATGGGAACCAACTGCATATAGTATTGGCATGATGTATGCAGATGCACAAAAAATAGATATTAAGGAGCACGAAATGGATGCAGAAGAAACAATGAAATCTAATATTGATAAAAAAACACTTGCAAATGCCCCATACCAAGATGCAAATTCTGAAAGAGAAATGGAAGACGAAGATGATGAGATTGAAGAGGCAAGACGCAGAATGATTAATGAGGAACTTGATAAGGCTAAAAAGCCTAACTATGGAGAAATGATTCAGCCACGTAGAGGTGGAAGCACTCCCTCAAATCCAAGACTTTATGCACGAATTGTACAAGAAGCAAAAGATAAGTTTGACGTTTATCCTTCAGCAGTTGCTAATGGATGGGTAGTGCAAGAATATAAACGTCGTGGAGGAACATACAAGTCTCAAGAAGGTGAAACAACGAAAGGTCTTTGGAGCGGATCATTTTTAGATCCTAATCCATTTAAAAAATAATGTCATCTGGAAAATTTAAAAGACATGATGGTTTTAATACCGTGCAAATTAAAGACGGCATGATTGTTAGACTTCGTAAAGATGGAACTTTAAAAGCAGTTCTTGGAAAATATGGGGAGAAAAAAAATGGAAAGTAGAACAAAGGTAGTACAACCATCAGATGTTCATAAAGCAGAAACATATACCCCTACATCTGGTATGAAATCAGCAGCACGACGTGCCCTTCGCTGGAAAGAAGAGGGCAAGGCAACTGGTGCTGGAACCCCAGTTGGTTGGGGTCGTGCCACAGATATTGTTGCTGGTAGATCAATGTCATTATCTACTGTAAAAAGAATGTTTTCTTTCTTTTCTCGTCATGAAGTTGACAAAAAGGGAAAAGACTTCTATAATAATAGTAATCCTTCAAATGGTAGGATTATGTGGGATGCTTGGGGTGGAGACGCAGGATTTTCTTGGTCTCGTGCAATCGTAGAGCGTGAAAAGCGCAAAGCGGAAAAGACCTGGGAGGGTTCTGCATTTAGCACAAAAAGGGGGTAGGCAATGGAAGACTTAGGTATTGATGAAGTTAAACAATTAGTTAACTTCTACAAACAAAAAGCATCTGATCTAGAATTTCAAGTTTTACAACTTCAATTGAAGTTAAACAAACTAATCATTAATCAGGCTGCGCCAGTTCCAGCAATTAAAACAACAAAAACAAAATCTGAGTAGTAGGAAATAAATGGACTATTTATGGTCAATCATATTGACTTTTATAGTGTCCTTTGCTATAATTGTTATAGTTAATCAAAAAAGTAAGATATCTGCAAAAAGTGTTATGCATAGTCAGAGCGATATGCACAATCTTTTAAGAAGATATGTTCCAGAGAAGATGGAAGAAAAGCCAGATTCTCAATTGAAAAAACATGCAAGAAAAAATTCAATAAAGGTAGTAGTAATTGAAGACAGAGCATATTGGGTAGCAGATAATATTTTTTATACTGCAGAACTAATAAAAGATTCTCCAGATTTTGCTAATGCTGAGCCAGTTGATACATCAAAAATGTCTCAACAAGATGTTGACAAAATGATGTTTGTATTGGATAATTTAAAAAGGGGGTAGAGAATGATAGTAGCAGTTCAAGGCACTAGTGATTTTAGTGACTATAATGTATTTTTACGTGCTATGGGTGTAGCGATGTCTAGCATGAATAGCGAAGACAAAGAACTAAATATTTATTCTGCTGGCCCAGTAAAAATTAATTCTATGGTTTTAGAATTTTGTAATCTTTCTGAACGTGGTATGAAGGCCCGTGGAATGAAAATAAAAAACTACAAAGTTCCTCCTTCTTGGATTAGTAAGAATATGGAATACATAAATTACTTTGCATTCTTAAGTAAGCCAAAACAGCCTATATCAAAATTGGTTGCTGAAGCAGAACTAAAAAATGTTGAAGTAGGAATTTTTAGATATTAGGAGAAACAATGATTGTAAATAATTTAGAAAGAATGGAAAAGATCGTTGCTCGCAACAACAACCTATATTGGGTTGGCTGGGATGTAGCGGATCGTAAACGTTCTGAAGCAGGTCGTACTGCCGTCAATGGGGTTAGGGTAGATGGAGTCTGGTATGTTCAGCGCATTTACACAGTTACTCGCAATGGATGGGATATTCCGAACAAGTATAAGGGATAAGCCATGAAACAGCATTTATGGAAAGATAATGCTGAATGTCTTGGATCTGACACAAATATATTTTTTGATAACTATGAAGAAAATTTAGAGTCAAGAGAATTTGTAGATGCTCTTTGTAGAACATGCCCAGTAGCAAGACAATGTTTTGCTGTTGGTGTGTCTGGTAAAGAGTGGGGCGTTTGGGGCGGTATTTATCTAGAAAGCGGAGAAATATCTAAAGAGTTTAACAATCATAAGACTAAAAAAGATTGGTCTTATACCTGGCAAGCATTAACAATGGAGTAATTGTGTATACAAATGATATGCGTAGGGCTTTTCATTCTATATCTGCACCCAAAAATTTCGGTGTTGATCTTATTGACAATGGGGCTTTTATTACGATAAAACTAGATGAAAGGTCTTTTATTCATATGAGTCATGATGAAAAACTAGACGCAGTGAAATACGTTGCTATGGTAAAAAAGGCTTTAGAGATGGAGGGTGCTATTGTGTTAGTAACTAGAGAGGTTATACGATGATTCGTAATATACTCAATTCTTTTATTTGCATAGTAAAAGATCATTCTTTTGTTGAAATTGGCAAGTGCCCTTTTACAGGCAACAATTATAAAATGTGCACTAGGTGTGAAGAAATGGCAATTGCAGAATGAAAGCAAACAAAATTATTTTTGAAGCAAAAAATGATCATGTTTTTAATGTTAGAGAAAGGCCTATTCCTGCAGCAAAACTTGTTCCAGAGTGGTGGAAAAATATTTCAAAGTATATTGGAAACAAAGAACTTGTAATAAATCCAGCAGCAAATATAACGGTAAAACAATGCGCTCCAACCATTGACATGTTCACTTCTGGCTATATAATAACGCTATGCTCAGATATTTTAGTTAGACAAGTAAACTATCAACCCTTGATTAGCCATATAGAAATATCTGAGCCAATAATTGACGCATGGCCTAATGAGCAACTTTCTGGTTTCAGAATACCAGATGGATTTAGTACGCCAGCATTTAAGTATTTGCATGGATGGAACATAAAAACTCCACCAGGCTGGTCAACGATGTTTATTCATCCACCAGCATATGAGAATCTACCAATAAGATCAATTGCTGGTATTGTTGATACAGATATTTTAACTACTCCGATAAACTGTCCATTTTTTATCAAAGATGGTTTTGAGGGAGTAATTGAAAAAGGCACACCTATGGTTCAACTTATACCATTTAAAAGAGAGTCTTGGGAGTCTGAATTTACAAATCCTGGAAAGGATAAAACATTATTTGAAATTGATAAGTTAAAAACAAAAATTTATGGATATTACTCATCAAAAAGAGCAAGAAAAATATTTAAGTAGTATTTGATTTTATACACAAAACAGTGTATAGTTGTTTATTAAAAAGGAGATATGGTGCAAACATTTTTACCACAAAAAGATTTTCATGTATCTGCTCACATGCTTGATAATAAGAGACTAAATAAACAGATATTAGAGGGCTATCAAATTCTTAATGTATTATCTGGTAAATATAAAACTGGTGGTTGGCGCAATCATCCAGCAGTTCTAATGTGGCGTGGATATGAGCGTGGTCTGTGGGAGTATGTTCAGGCTATGATTGCTCAAGCAAAGTTTCGTGGTATTAAAACAGAAAACAATGAGGCTAATCTTAATAATCTAAAAGATCAGTGTTGGGAAGACTGGGGTAATGAAGTGCCAGCATTCTGGCATGATGACAATAAACTTCTTAGGGTTGTGACAACTCATCGTGCTAATCTTTTTAAGAAAGATCCTTTGTATTATGTACACTTTCAATATGCAGTAACTAGTATTAATAATGCTCCATGCTGCCCAGACCGCAAAGAGCCATGTAAATATTACTGGCCAACCCATAATCAATGAGCATTTTTATATCAATAGCAAGTTATCGTGATCCTGAGTTAGTTAGAACTATCAAGTCTGCTATTGATAACGCATCAAAACTAAATGAAATATATTTTGGTTTAGTAATACAAGACTTTGATAAAGAAATTCCAGATTTGTCTTGGTTAAAAAATTCTAAGATTATTACTATGCACCCAAGAGAAGCAAGGGGTGCGGGGTTTGCAAGAGCAAAAGCAATGTCTCTTTATTCTGAGCAAGACTATTATCTTCAGATTGATTCGCATACAATTTTTGAAAAGAATTGGGATATAATGTGCATCAGTCAATTACAAAAGGCTCAAGAAATTGCTAAAAATAAAAATATAATCTTGTCTCATTTTCCACCAGGATTTTATGTTGAAACAAACAATGTTATTAGTTACATTACAAAAGACAAAGACAAGCCCCCTTATGCAACTAAACAAGTGCCAAGCCTAAACAGGAGAAATGAGTGGACGGCTAAAAGAGTTGAACTGTCCGACAAGAATAAATCCTATCCAGAAGTTTCAAGCACCATACTTGCTGGTTTTGTTTTTACCCTTGGAAGCATTGTAGAAGAAGTTCCATATGATCCAGAGATATCATTCTTTGGAGAAGAAATATGTTTTGCTATGAGGGCTTGGACAAGAGGTTGGGATATTTATTCTCCAAGCGTGACAATACTTCATCATTTTTATCACCGTGGTAACTATAAAAAAATATGGAAAGACCGTAATATAAGAAAATTATCATGGAAAGAGATAGAGGATATCTCAAAAGATAAGCAAAAGCGTGTTTTATGCGGTATAGAAAAAGGTACCTTTGGTGCTGGAAACTATAGGCATTTAAAGGCATACGAAAAACTTATAGGTTTTGACTTTAAGAAAATGTATGGTTTGACAAATTCTGAGAATGATAGTACAATAGTACTGTCAGAAAAGAGATAGGTATGGAAATACTAGTCGTTGTTTTAGGGGTGGCAAGCATCTCTTTTTTTAGTGCCTTCATTTTTTCTATTATAAAGATAAGAAAATTAGCCAAGGCTTTTGCTAAACTCTATATATCACAAGCAACCTTAGAAGAGTTTTTAGTTAACAACAGAGAAAGTGTGGGACTAGAAAGAAGCGATGAAGAAATTCATAAAGAAAACTTTATCAAGTTTCTTTCTGATTCTAGAGATTGGGCTTATCAGTATATTGAAGATGTGCAAAATGGATTACAGAAATTTATAAAAGAAATTAGCCCTCAATTAGAATACTACAATAAGTATGGATCGGTTATTGAAGGTATAATTCCCTCACATGATTTTACAATTAAGAAAATTTCTAAAGAAATTGAACAGTTAAAAAAATTCTTACCAGAAAGTTCTAATGATAGACGCTAGGGGTATTCCCACCTGCGTGTGCCCAAACTGTGGAGGAACTTTGTTTAGAGCACTTGTTTCTTTTGATCCTGAGACCTATACTGTAGGAATGTACCATTTAGATATTCAGTGTCATGAGTGTGGTGCTTTGGCTACCGCACCAACTCCTCTAGACAATCCTGAAACAGATCCAGATGCTAAAAACAAGGGGGAAAAGTTTTGAATCAAATAATCTTATCAGTGTTAACAGGTTTTGGATGTGGCGCAATATTCGCAGCATTCAAATTACCAGTCCCAGCGCCACCAGTTTTTGCGGGAGTCGCAGGAATTATTGGTCTTTGGGCTGGTTATGCTATACTAATAAAGGTTCTATCCTAGGAGGAAAAAATGGAACTTAAAAAAGAACACAAGGCAATGCTCGCATCATATGGCCGTTCAGTTGTAGGTGCAGCATCAGCATTATACGTTGCAGGAGTAACAGATCCAAAGGATCTATGGGCAGCACTCGTAGGAGCGGTTATCCCAGTACTAGCACGTGCAGTTAATCCAAACGATCCAGCATTTGGTCGTATGCCAGCAGCAGCAGCCGTTGATAAGGCTCTCAAGTCTGCAAAGGCAAAGAAGAAGGCTGCTAAGTAATTTAGTTAGTCATAATGGGGCGGGTCTAGAAATGGACTCGCCCTATTTTAATATATCAAGATACTTATCTTTTAGATTTTCCATAGCAAAGTTTTTAAATCCTATTTCAACTGCTTGTTCTTTAATCTCATCTTTCTTTCTAGAGTGCATATAGTTGTCTACAATCTTTGCTAAATGTTTTGGATCCGCATTATAAACATCAATAGTTGTTCTTGCTCTAAACTCATCATGTTTTTCTGATGCTGCAAGCCACTCTTGAGGAAGTATTGTGTTGTTTGGAGATATATTTGTCATAAAAACTGGCAATCCGCTTATAAGTGCTTCATTCATGGGAAGACATAAGCCTGCATATCTACGAGGCAAAACCATTGCATCATACCCAGAGTAAAGGTCTTGCCTGTTGTCTGAGTTGCCTACCACTATCTTTAATCTAGAGTCTTTAGGAACAATTCCTAGATCTTTCTGAGCAGTAACAACAAGTTCATAATCTGTTTTAGAATACTTTAACATATCTAATATGCTATGTGTTCCGTTACGATCTTTTGTTGCTGGATTGCCAGCGACATGAAGTAGCCTGCCATGGCTTTTTGATAGATTAATTTTTCTAACATTATCAAATATTGCTGTATTGGTTGGTGGCGGTAGATGAATTAGTTTAGTTTTGCCTTCAGAAATCTCTGCAACTTTGTCATAGTTCCACAAACTAGGAGCGATCATGATGTCTGGAAATGCTAACTTTTGATTATGAATATACTCCAAAAACTCAAAGTTGTATTGAAGAACTGTTTTTACATTTCTTCTTCTTGCAAGTTCAATAAAACTATTGTTATAAAATGTTTCACAGGTTAAAACAATATCAACGCTGCGAATAAAAGGCTCTAAATCTCCAGTTCTTGGTAATCCACGAACATGAAAACATTCGTATCCGTTGTACCACTCTGGATGTTGTTTGTTTCTGTTAAAGTTCATAGAGTTTACTAGCATAATTCTATGAGGATTTAACATTGTAACCAAATCTCTTGTTTGGTTTCCAAGACCTGTGTTATCTGATCTTGCAATAATGCCCAATCTCATTCTTTGTATCCCCAAACATCATCATCTGAAGTAAACTTTCTAGTTCCCTCTCTGCCGTCCAAGTGATAAGATCTTTTTATTTTATTTCCACCATCTGGATAATATATCCAAAGTTTATGTCTACTCCAACCAGCATTTCCATATTTAGAATAATCATCTTGAACCACACCATGGAAGATGTCTTCAATAAAAAAGTTTTGTTTGGAAAATCTAAGCACACTTTCTTTATAGTAATTTACAAAAGAAAGGTGTGGTCGTTGACTCCACTGAATTGTTTTCATAAAATCATCTTCGTGACCTAGCATTAAATGATTATGCTCTACTGGAATAGTTTCTTCAAAATGAAATCTAATTGTGTATGCTCTATTGCTAGACAACATTGACAAACATTTGTCCCAATCTATATGCCTATCAGGAACCAGCGGGGCATCTCCTTCAACATACAAAAGAATAGGTGTTGTTATTTCATTAATAGTTCTTGACATCATGGTTGTTTGATGACAGTGTTCTTCAAATACAAATGGCAGAACGTTTTTCCATTGATGCATACATTTCCAAAGCACACGATTTTTCCATTCATCATACGCATCCTTGCGATGTTTTTGTTCATCCCTTAATCCATCAATCTGTAAAATAATTTCATTATCTGGAAAATGAGATCTAATACTACTAATAGTTTCATCAATAATATGTGTGTCTGGATGACTTGGCAATACAGAAGTTACTAATACAACTGTTATATCATTTTTATTCATTTACTTGCTCCATTATTTTTATGCCAAAGTCTCTTTTGTACTTGATCCACCAGCACACTACCTTGTGCATATTTGCAGGGTATTGATCAATTAAATCTGGAACCATACTAGATAAAATATTCCAATCTTTAACTTTTACTATAGGGGTATCTGCTTGATATACATAATGAAAATAATCATTTTCTACACCCTTTGAATCTATGAGATCTCCTACTGGTAGGGCTAACATTTCTATTGCTTCAAAAAATCTAAAGGTATCAACAACCTGTGCTCCAGCGGGGCACGGGGCGATTCTGGCTGTAGAAAGGTGTTGGTAGTAGTCTTTGGGTGTATCTCCCTGTGCAAAGCCTTCTGTGGGCTTATAAAGGGCATTTTGAAGGCTTGGCATAGCCTCTGCTAACTGTTTACGGCGTTGATGAGTTATCTGTCCACCAAAATAAACGTCATATTTCTTGCTAGGATAGGCTGGAAGATTTTGTTTTAAATGCTGTGGAACACCTATAAAAAATCTATTATATTTTTCATGTTTTTTGTGAGGGTATTGAACCCAAATACTAATATTAGGATGTTTTATTTTATCTACATTAAACTTTGCAGACTCATCACCCGTAATAAACAACACTACTCTTTGTATATTAGATAGTTGTTGATTTATTTTTTCTTCTGCCCCTGCATTTCCCTGTCCAGGAATAACAACAAAGGCACGTTCTTCATTTGGTATCTGCTTTACAGTTACCTGCTCAATATGATTTCTATCAAAGGTTTGTTTTAATAGACCATAATCCCATTTACCATCAGCAGAATCAAGTGGATCAATAGAATATAGATAGGCTTTAATCATTTTGTAGCCTTAACAAACATCCATTGTGGATGCATATGGTTTTCAAAAATTAAATTATTAAATCCTATGTCAGTCAACATCTTTTGAATTTCTGACTTAGATGTTTGATAAGAGTATGGTGAATTTTCTTCCCCAATAACAAATTGAAAATATATGTTGCCACCATTTTTTAAGTTATCGTAAGCAAGTCTTACATAGTTAATTTTTTCTTGATGTTCAATATGCTGAAAAACTAACATTGAATATACTAGGTCAAGATTGTTTGCAACCTCTTGATACTTTATATTATCTTTTTTAGGTGCAAGTTTTATCATTTCATCAGAGATATCTATTGCATAAAAATTACATTCTTTATATTTTTCTGAAAGTGGATCAAGCAATCTTCCTATTCCACAACCAATCTCTAAAACATTACTCCAACTATCGTTATTATTTTCTATAAGATCTAAAAATGTTTCAGTAAATGCCCATTCATCTGCAATATATTTATATCTTACTTCTGGATCCAATGCAGCATTATCCCAAAAAGTTTTAGCATGATTCATAGTAAAGGTGAACCTCATGTTGATAATCAAGCAAAGTTTCTGTATACCCAATACCTTTAATGAATTGCCTTAGATCATACAAATATTCTTTCCAGTACATCATCATAAACTCTGGATGACCAGATAGCCAAATCTTTGGCCTAAACTCTCTCATAACCTTTTCTGCTCCGCCAAGTACACGCCATTCACTTCCTTCAACATCAAGTGAAATTGCTGTAGGTGGTTTTAATCCCTTTTCATAAACTAAAGTATCAATCTTTGTTTGACCATACTTGTCTGCTTCATATTGCAGTTCTTTAAATCCATGTGCTGCCTCAATTGGTGCATCAGCCTCTGGTGGAAACTCACTATAATAAATACGTGCAAGTTTGTTATCTTTATCAGATGCAAACCCAGGAATAGAGGCAAGTGGCATTTCTAAATTATTGGCACTCCACAACAATGGAAAGTGTGACCAAACCTTTGGATTAGGCTCAAACAAAACAACCTCAGCCCCCCACATTTGACATAGTGCTGGCATTTCTCCTTCTTCTGCACCCACATAGTAAACAACGTCACCCTTTCCAATATTTTCACTCATTGACTTAAGTCTGGGTTTTTCCCAACCCTGTGGTTGATACCAGTCTGGCCTATCTGCACGATGCTTTGGTAATGTTATTTCAAATTCTCCATTGATAGTTGCTTTAATCATTTCTGTCATAAATTAAACTCCTTTAGGATTGTTGTCCATCTATTTACATAAGTGTGATGATTCTTTGTTCTTTGATGACCAAGTATTCTAATCTGCTCTCTTTCAGCATCATGAAATAAATAGTAGTCAATTTTTGTTTTTAAATCTTCTAGGTTACCGTGTTCGTATAGAACTAATTCTGTTGGCTTAAACAGATCTTCTAGTCCTTTAATTGCTGGATATATTGTAAAGCCACCACGACCAGTGCTTTCAAACATTCTATCACTAGAATAGTATGGATAATTAAATCCAATATTTAAACTATCGCCAACTGCGATTTTGCTACGGGCATAAATCTTATTTAATTTGTCACCACGAATAGTTCCCGTATCTCCATCGCCTCCCACATGCAAAAATCTTTTACCATAAGTTTCCCTTAAGTAGTCAATTAGTTGTGGCCTGTATGGATACTCTGGATGATAGCCTTTGCTTCCAACAAATATAACATCGTGATCAAATTTATTTGCATCGTAATCTTTATGTAAATAACATTCTTTATCATATACCCCAGCAGGTATAAAATGTCCCTTTACTTCTGTATTTTCATTAAACCAATCAGCCATTAGTTTATCTACTGTAAAAAAATGTCCAATTGTTTTATAGAAATTATCTTTTTCTAAATCTTGTTGTCTACGCAAACCAAACCAAAGATCAAGATGATATGTCATTGTTGGTATGCCATGTCTATTTAACTTAGCAAGAACTACATCCATTCCTGTATTACCAGGAGTTTTCCATCCATGTGTATGTACCCAAATAAAAAGATCACACCTAGACGCTTCTCTATAGATTTCTTGAGCAGTCGCATGACGCTCTTGCAATTTTACGACGGTATGCCCAATAGATTCCAAAGACTTTACATGATGAGTCTCACTACTATAGTCAACCTGAAAGTTGCCAAGAAAAGCAATTTTAGCCAAGATTACCCCTTTTTAATCATTATACCATTGTCTATTAGTTTTTTAATAGCATGTATTCTGGAGTAGGCATCACCGCCACCTTCAAGTATGTCTGCTACCTCTTTAAATGCTTGCTTTCTGGCTTTAACACAGCCATTGCAAGGGCATAGCCAATTACTCTTTTGGCTTGTCTGGTTGGGATTCACTTAGTCTGGATTTTCTAAAAATTGTATTATCTTGCACCCCACGCCAATATACATAATAATAGTTATAGTCAAACGAAAAAGTCTTCATGTGTTGAACCATGGCGCCTGTATGAACATACAACTGAATTCCAGCCTTTTTTAAATAACGACAAAATGCAACATCCTCACTAACAAATTTAAGCCCAGGATTTTGTTTTTCACCAAATACAGAGTGTCCTTGTGCAACCTCTTTTATTTTTGGAATAATTGATTTATGCATTAAAATAAAACCAAAACCAGTAATATCTACTGGAATAAGTTGATTTTGGGGAAATGGGTGAATTGGCTGAGTTAAAAATTCATTTCCTGTTTCCATATACATAGCAGGCAAAGGCTCCATAAGCGGTTGTTCATTTTCATTACTAACAAAATATAATCCAGAAACCACAGGTTTTGTTATCTTATCTGCTGCATTCCAAATAATTTTAAATACTTGTGGTGTAATAATAATATCTGAGTCAATCCAAAGCAGCCAATCTGTGCCCATCGTTTCCCATGCATCAAATAGTGCCTGACGCTGTCTTGCAATCTGATTTCCATTTACACGAAGATGGTTTACTACATTAATTCCAGCCTTCTGTGATTCTGTTATTGTGCCAATTACAGCGGTAGCAAATCTTCCTTCCACCATTCCATTATCACACCAACCAAAACTAACTGTTTCTTTACTGCTATGTCCAGATGTTGGTTTGTCTGTTATTTTTTTAGATTTTGATTTAGCCATTCTTATGCTCCTTTAGGTGCCTATTTAAAGTATCGTGAGCAAATATTCCCCAGCGCACGTCTATTTCTTTACTACATTTACTACACACTACAGATCTAGAACTCATAATTATCTCCTTATGCTAAATTTGCCTTGATTTCTTTTATTATATGTCTCTTATGTTTAAGCATATCATAATAGTTCTCTAATGGGCGAATTCTTTGCTTTCTCCTATGCGTTGTTTTAGTTGTAGATTCTGCAAAAAATTTTATTTTTTGTGTAGGTATAAACTTTTTAAATATAATCTTTTCTTCTGTATTGAAGTGTATATATTGATATATATCACCCTCATTAACTTTAAACTCGTTAAAATTATTTTTTAAGAAAAAAGCAAAATCTATAGACCTAAACCATTTACCTATATCTAAAGTACCTGGAACAGTTAGACACCTTTCTGAAATACTATTATCTTCCATAAAAGGAGCAATACCGACAGAAAGTTCTAAAGATTTTTCTTCAGTAAAAAATACAGTATCTTGTGCAAATGAAAAGAGTTTATTTGGCGCAGATCTAATTACAACATGACTATCAAAAAATTCTTGATTATATTTGTCTGATCTTACTTCTAATGTTTCAGATATCGAAAAGTCATATTCATATATAGATTTTAATCCATAAACTTTTGATAAATATTTTTTTGAACCACCACAAAGATGTATTCCAGAACCATCTATTTTGGGATCTCTTATTAATTTTTTATACATAGATAGTGGCTCTTCAGCCCTCATCCACTCTGGTTCAAGAGAGGTCCAGTAAACTGTTATTGCCATATTTCCCCCATAAACTTATTATATCACTAAGGATAGAATATTACAAAATTTCTTTCTTCAAAAAACTTTATCATTGTGTTAGCAATATAATCATAGTCTACCGTAAATATAGAAGTTTCTTCGTCTACCCTATCCACCTTTACGCTGGTAGGAAAGGATTCTGCTAATGCTTTTTTAATTACTTCTCTAATAGTATAGTAAGAATCTTTTATATATTCTTCATCTACGCTATCGCTAGTCATGATGAGAATGGTGTAATTTCAGAGTTTGGTTCGCTACTAATATCCCAAACAATATAATCTTTTATTTTATCTTTTTCGACTATATCTTTTACTGTTTGTGTTACTATTTCAGATGCCCAATCTGCGACTTTTTGAATAACGGGCGCACCATGTTTATCAAGCAATGTCTCAACTATCTTCGGATCAATATTTTTTAACTGCTCATCAAACTGTATGGCAAATCTTGCTTTAATGTACATTTTTTCTCCTAGTCCTTATTTCTATTATACAGTAAAAATTTTATTTTGTAAAGTTATAAAAATATCATATTTATTAATTTTCAACACCTCTAGCAATACTGGCAGATTCCTTAAAAGCCTTTAGTGTATTACGACTTTTTACCTTACCAGCCATTTTCCAATCTGCTGCGGTATTCTCAATCTCTTTTGCAATCTCTTCACGCATTTCTTTTATGGTATACACAAGCAGTTTCCACACCTCATTGCGCTGATCTTCTGTTAGTTCATCTAAAAAACTTTTATCTGTCATTGTGCGATTAACGCTCCTATAATAAAGCCAAGAATAAATGCACCAATAATAATTTCTTTAAGAAATGTTCTTGGATCTCTTAAATCTGGAAGTTTTTCTTTTTTCATTACTCTATGATACCAAACAAAATCTCATTAGTCAATGAACTCTTTCAATGACATTTTATTTTGTTTCCAGAAGGTAATCACAGAATCTCTGCACTTAGTATGTAGTCTAAGCCCAGATGGATTGATATCAGAAGGCATAGAAACATCATATGTAAATAATCCACAGGCATAGGCCCTATCAGTACCGCCCATAATAACACCGTGATCTACTATTACATCATCTCTTTTTATGTTAACATTGTATTTGCCATCAATAATCATCCTATCAATGACTGCTTGTGCATGAGATCTTTTTAACATGTAGAGCCCAGCGCTGTAATCTGTCCTATATCTTTTATGCATTGACAATTTCTTTTGATTAAACTGTGTTAAACAAAGTTGCAGAACATCGTAATCAAAATATATTGCATCTAGAAATTCTTGCCAAGTCCATGGCCAATATTGAACGGTATCCATAGAAAGATCATCTTCTGCAAACATGGCATACTCACTATCACTAGTGTCTAACCAATGCTTAATGGCTTTAAGATGGGACATACAGGCAGCAGTTTCTGTTCTTTTTGCAGCCTTGTCATTTTTTCTTTCTCCTTCATACATATGCTGATGAATATTTTCTTGTCCATCAAAAGCATCTATGAAAGTATAATTAGTTATATCGTAACCTTTAAATAGTTTTTCCATATGCTCACGTCTATCAGTTCTACGTGCTAGATTAATTACGTATACAGGACCAAACCCACCCAGTTTATTCATCTTTGTTTAGGCTCTAACTTATCCCAGTTACCAGAAGGACTACCCTGATACACCTGTCCAGTTTCTCTATCTACAAGTAACCATTTTGTTGGAGATAATGTTTGTACAACTAAAACTACTTCGTTTAAAGTTTCAGGGAATTCAAAAGATTCTCTCATATACCATTATCTTCCATATACTTTAATCTTTCCATAATAACATCAGTATTTGGATCAGCCAACAACTTATCAAGAGCCTCTTTAACTACTGGGCGCATTTCATCTGTGTTCGTAATGTCGTAATGATAGGCATCTGAATCTTCTGTTACCCACTTTGCAGCATCTTCTACATCCCATTTGCGGGTATTGATAAGGCGATGTATAACAGGTTTACCAGGCTTAGTAGTAAATGAAGGTTCTAAAGCAAAGATACGGTTATTAGGCTGAATAGCAAAGTTACCATCATCACGCTGAATAACATGACCACACTTATGCTGACCAGGATTTTCAGAGTAGCCATCATCAAGGCTGTTAGCATCTCCGCTATACCAATCCAAAGTAAATAAATACTTACCAGATATCTTAGTCTTAGTTCTGTCCATATAAAACATGCGAAGGTTTGCAAGGTTTGAGAATTTTGTGACGGTAACAAAAGGACTAAATGAATTCCACAATACTAAGTTATGTATATCTTCTTCCTTAACACCAGGCTTGGTACAAAAAGCATTGATAGGCATTCTCCACCAGATACCGCCATCTTCCATCATAAAATGAAACAAAGGGCTTCTGTTTGGTACGCTGGATACACCAAAGATTACACAAGGAAAATATTTATCGTGGCTGTCTTTTTGATCACGTAAGAAATTTCCTCTTACATAGCATTCAATTGGGGGTATGTTTGCATTTAATTCAGGCATACCTCAATTGTATCATCCCACTTGATTTATAGTAACAATAGCAGATGGAATCGCTGGTCCACCCATTGCACCTGTATTATGCTCTAATCTTATATTAGCGTTGTCTGTAGCCCAGTAAATCTCTAAATAATCTGATGCACTTAACTGCTGAAATAAATTCCATGCAGCAACAACATAGGGACTATTTGTATTTACTGCAATACGGGTATTTGATTCAGGAATTGCTATTCCATTTTTTGCAAACCATATTTCAGCCGTGGTTCCAGGTCCACCACCACCATTGTTGTGTAATTGAAATGAAAACATAAGATTATATACTCCAGCATTTGCTGCTACTATTCTGCTATCGCCACTTCTAGAAAAACCACTAACAATGTCTTGCTGTCTAATTAGAACTGGCTGACCAACAGAAACTGTGTTTACGATTTGATCTCCAATATCATACCAAGATCCATAGGATCCAAATCCACCTGCTGTTCCAGGTATTCCCTGTGGTCCTTGCGGTCCAGTTGCACCTGTTGCACCAGTTGGTCCTTGTGGACCAGGAATTGCTCCACCATCTGGCGGTGTATAAAAACGTGCCATCACATACCTTGTTCTAAGTTAGTCATAAGAATAGAAGCAGATAGTCCGCTGGTAGAACCAAGGGCATACAAAGAGTCTCTTCCATTTAATTCAACTGAAATTGCATGGCTTGGATCAATTCTAAAACCATAGTTTCCATTAGTTAAGTTTGATCCGCCAATATAAACATATCCTTCAGCATTAATGTTTTGAACAGTAATGTCAACTCCAGAGTGTGTGCCTGCTGGACTTAGCAATATTGGGGAAGTTGTGCTAAGAGCAACTATTCGGTTTGTAGTCATAATTTGATTATAACAGCATTAAAGTTCGGCGCAAAATAGAACAATAAAACCACCATTTGCCCCTTTGCGGGGCAATATGGTTTATTACTTTCCTTTTGCTATGTCTACAGCAATCATTTTCATACCTAAAGCATTTAAATGAATATTGCTACCCTCACTTAAATCAAAGTCTTGAATTTCTTTTGCTATCTTATCTCTTAGTTCTTGTTCATTCATAATCTTCTCCAAACTTCATTTCATATACCGTGCCATATTTTTCATAAATAGGCCAAAGTTTGTCCCAGATAATTTTATCTACTTCATATCCAAAAGAAGAATCTATTCCATCTTCTTCTCTATTAAACATACGGACCATTGCACCTGATGCAAAGTGTCCTGCTAGATTTGCTATCCACCGAAGTGGGGGACGAGAGTTATCAATACGCCTCGTCTCCCACTCAGTAGCATCATCGTCAAACATTATGCGTTTACTGTTTCCTTGACCCAAGGATCATTGACAGGAGTTGTGTTCATCTTGGATAAAGTATATACCGTAACGGCAATGCTTTCGGCGTGTACCTCATTTGTGACACGCTTCTGGCCTTCTTTATCAACCCACTCATCTGCACTGAATGTTCCATAAACAATTACTTCTTGACCCTTTTTCAAAGTAGATAGAGCCTGTTGTCCTAGCGTTTTCCAAGCCTTAATGCTATGCCAAGTAGTGTCACGGTCTTCCCATTCGCCCTTGTCATTTTTTACACGGTCTTGTGTTACTACGCTAAAACGAGCACCTGATGTGCCGATTGCTTCAGGATCTTTTCCTAAGCGCCCTACGATTGTCATTTTTGGATTCATGTTATTCTCACTTTTCTACGATATATAATCCACGTGCTTTCAGTGTATCAGAAAGTCGGCGGTATGTCAAGAAGAACTAAGTTCCCCTATTAACCTTGCTGATATATGACTAGCCTCATCTACATCATGAAGAGAGCCTGATATTAATAACTCATTGATCTTAATAAGTTCTGTCTTGATATATTCATTAGTTAGTTTCATACCTCAATTATCCCATGTAGGGGGCGGTATGTCAACTACTTTTTCCCATCCACATCTTTGGCAATAATATATGATCTTATTACCTAGTTCTTTTGTTAAATATCTATGTAAATGCATTAAGGCATTATACAATAAAAAGATGAGCAGTTTATCGCTCATGCTCAGGAGCGCATCCCCAGAAAGGGAGGGACGACTTGCTCCCCCAGAAAGGGAGGGGAGAGAAGGGTTTCTAGGCCCTTCTATATCCAATTATACACAACTATGGGCAAGTATGCAAATCAAGGGGTATATCAAAAAATACCACGGTATACCAAGAACTGCTATACTAACCCTATATGAGTAGTATATGTACTAGATGTAAGACAAAACTAATACCTATAGTCTATGGAGTAGTAAGCCAGAAGACCTTGGATTTAAGTGAAGCAGGTTTGATATTATTGGGTGGATCAACTTTAAGAAGTGGAAGATTGCCTAATTCCTATTGCCCATTATGTGAAGAGGCATTTGATAATGTTACGGATATGCCTTTGGGTATACCGCCTAAAAATTAGTCTTTAAAGAAAGATTCTGATTGAATAACTTCATCTACTCCTGGATGAATATCACAGGCTGGATATAGTCTTTCACCTATAGATTTTATGGCTACCGCTTCTGCGCCACAATAATAACACTTGGACATAAATTCCATATTGCGTTGGCGCATATCATCTAGAGCCTTTACAAGGCGATCATCTTTAAACCATTTTGTATGTTGACTAGGCATGTAAAAAGTATAGCAGATATAGGCAAATTTGTATAGTTATCCACAGGTTTATCCACAGAAAAATCTTACTGATATAAATATCATAGGAAATAGGTGGAGGAAAATGGAGGAAAGTGGGGAATGGAGCACTTTCTAGAGTGCGTTCGTAATACTGGCAGTTCAAACCAACCCAGTTCCCAAACCCTATACCATATAAAATTCATATTGTCAAACCTATTTATATCCACAATATGGACAAAATTGTCTCAATATTTGATATAGAAATGTTATAAAACCTGTCCAAAACTGTGGAAAAGTATAACAAAAAGTTATAAAACATATGGGAAATATTCTAAAAATCCAGGAAAAAATATATGTCCTTCGTAATGTATATATGGTTTGTATATATGGGGAAAGATATAGGGTGTTCGTAATGTTTTTTATACCGCCGCTTTTACGGGCCGTTCAGAGGGGGGGACTTTGAGGCGGTTCGTAATGTCTATCTAAATTAACAGACACGCCTGCGGCGGGGTATACAAAAAAACATATCATACTACATATACTACCTATAGGATATAGATCTGATTTGACAAATAAAAATTTATTTGATAAACTTCTGGGATTTTTTTAGATTTGTTCGTAATGTCTTTTAAAAAATATGGTTTGAAAGGTTTTATGGTTTGAATATGGGGTCCTCCCTATACGGAGGTCCCGATATCAAATAATCTATTTCTTCTTTTTCTTTTCTACATAGTCTAATAAGTCTGCTAAATTCATTTCTTCATCTACTTCATTTTCATTTATTTCTAAACCAGCAATAAACAAAGTAAAGGTTTCATCTATGTATTGTTCTCCTAGAGGAGTTATTTCTTTTATTAGACCCTCGGCTATCATGTATGCCAGGGGCAGTCCTAAATCATTGTATTCTATAAAGTCTCCGAATTGCTTATCATCCTTATAATTAATCCAGACTTCTCCTAGGATACCGCATTTGTTCGCAAACTCTATCATCTGCCAAAACCTTCCGTTTCTACTTCTCTACCCATAATTCTATCATGTTCATCTTTAGAAGCCAAATACATTGTTTCTAGTCTGTGAAAAATAATAGGCGCATGGTCAGCACTAATAGAGTAGCCAACTCCTTCTAAGTCGCTATTAAAATCTTCTGTTAATGCCCTTGCGACTTTCTTGGCTACTTGTTGTTCTTTAGTTACCGCAGGCTTACGGATTGAGTATCTTGACATATTCCTCCTCATTGTATCAAAGATGTTGGGAGAGCGCAAGCCCCACACCTGCGCTCTACCCTTATATCACGTGAGGGACCCACCCCACGCATTCAGCCTAGTTCACCACGCTAGGCCCTCAGTTAAGATTGTTTAACCAGTTGTATTGAATGATATTTAATAAAATCTTCAATAGTGTGCCAATCCTCACCACTGCCCACAGTCATATCTGTTAGGTCGATTGTGATTGGATGGTCTAAGAATCCTTGGTCTGACGGGTCCATGGCAGTAATACCGTAACCAGTCTCATCCAAAATAGAATCTTTAATAATATAACTAATGGCCATACGAGTCGCATATGGAATGTCTCCCATTTGTAGACGTGGACGTGCATGGTCTAGGGCTGCAGCAAGTAGTTCATACATGTTGTCTTCATCCCAGTGACTGTACAAAGCCACAGCATAGTTATCTGATTGTTTAAATACAAAGTTACAGCGGGCACCCATTAATCTTGAACCCTTTCTAGTTGTTCTCCACAGGCACACTCTGCTACGAGTGACTTGTCTGACGGTGTATCCCAATAATGTTCGTGTTGCATTTCACTACCTTTCTGTAGTTGGTTTGCTTTAATAGTATCAAATTCCTCTTCCTCTGTCAAATCCTCTTTACTTAGAATAACTACAGATAGATCTGACAGAATCTCAGAACAGACAGCGTCATCGCTTTTTGCGTCTGATGTATATTCAAAATTCATGTACTCACCTGTAGCCTCATGAATTAGTTCTATTTGATATAGTTTCATTTTGCTGCCTCCTTGGCTGCAATGGCAAATGACAAGTCATATGTCAAACTATATAGATTAGCAAGTGCGTCTAATTGGCCTTCCCAATACTTACGCTCCATAGAATCCATAGCCTCTTCTGATTCATCTTCGATTGCTTGTGCCTCCGCCAGTTCTTGTTCAGCCTCTAGCATTAGAACTTTGAGGTGCCCATGCATGATATCTAAACCAGAACTACCCATGTCTACCTGTTTCTGCAGATATTCTTCCATTAGAGCATTTCCTCCATAACTTGTAAAAGATGACGGGCAGAAAGAATCTGTCCTCCCATATGATTATATTCAAAATCTAACTCATCCCAATCTTTAGAGTTCATATCTAATGCTTCCATTTCAATAGATATTTGTTCCAAATCCTGTTCTAAACTAATAACATGTAGTTTGGTATATTCTATTAGTTTAACTTTTCTATTGATGTATTCTGATTCCATTTCATACCTTTCTGTATTCAGGAACGTTGTCTAAGTATATCTTGTGGTCTTCACATTCCGCAACTTGGTCAAGGTCTGCTTCGCCCATATAGTTACACTCTGAACAAATCTGACCACAATCATTGTCACAATATTCAAGGGTATCTAATGAATCACAATCCATACACTTAGTCTCATACTCTTCACTATTAGTAATAAAACCATTTTTGAATTCTGTTTCTCCACCCCAACCAGTTTCTTCTTGATAGTATAGATTAAAATCTAAGTCAGGATACTGTTCAGATAGTTTGATAATAGCAGGCACTGGTGGAGACCAAGCGGTATTAAAACGGTATGAAAGAGAAGTCTCATCTTCTTCCATTAACTCAGTCTCAGGATACTCCTCACCATGTCTAATTGCTACATCCCATTTGGTTCCCCAGTTTCTTACATTCCAGTCATACCAATGGTTGCCTTTGAACATAAGAGATTCTTCTAATGGTAGGCTATGGTCAGGTTGCTTTAGATACTCCTCATCAGAGACACCGTCCTGAATATGATTATATATATTATGAAAAGCAAAAACAGGATTAGAGTATGCGGTTTCTGATACTTCCATTTGTCCTGTAGCCATGTTCCATGAATCATGAGATTTCTTAAATGGTCTATTAAGCATACGCTTAACATCCGCAATGAGTTCAGGCTTACCTTCTATAGAAAGAGTGTTATAACACCAGTTAGGCATTATCCGTCTCCCTCAATAGTTCTTCACCGCAGGCGCATTGTGCGACTAGGTCTAGTTGTGTCGTGTTGGGTGTGTCCCAGTAGTGTTGGTGTTCCACGATTTTTTCCTTTCTGTTCTTAATCCAATTTTCTCAAAAATGTGGGACTTTGTCAAGTCTTCGTAATGTGATTTACCTCACATGCCCTTCTGCAATTAATCCCTCTAAGAAGTCCTCTAGATCTTTTAGCACTGCTCTATCCTCATCTGCAAATACACCAGTCATATGATGATGAATAGTATAGTTAAGAGTAGTCATCATTTTGTTTATTTGTTCTTCTGTATATCCTAACATTGGATCCTTTCTAGTTCTTTATAATAAACATTAAGTGAAGTTACTGATAAGTCAAGGGTATCAGAAGGGTGCATAATTAGCAAGTGGTCCAATGCATGTCCAGCAGTTTTAAAACCTGAATAGCATTTATTCCCAATAGTCATTTCCCAGCAGTCAACTCCACCAGGGGATACAGAATATTCCATTTCATATATTTCTACATTTAGGGTCATAGATAAATTTTAGCAAAAAACTGGGGAAAAATCAAATCCTTCGTAATAGAAAATTTTAAGAAATGTTATACTATTTTTCATTTTGTGATGTAGGTCACAGGGGCCTCCCTATAAGGAGGTCCGCATTTTTTTAATTGCAAATTTTAATTTATGATCACGGGATTTTTTTACAAAAAAAAATTGAGCAGTTTATACTCTTACTCAGGAGTTGAATTAGATTAAACTAATTCTAAAGTATTTTTTACAACACTTAGCAGACGATTTTTTTCTGCGGTAATTGTTGCGTCAAAACCACTAGCAGCAGCGAGTAGGGATTCGTTAGAACCACCACGAGCATTTCTGTGCCAATCAAGGCGTTCAGTTAGAGCATTGAAAGCGCCCCAAGCGGTGTTAGCAATCATTCCATTAAATTGCCCTGTGTAAATATCATTGATAACATCAATTTTATTTTCCCACTTTTTGATTGCGCCCTTAGCGTCTTTCTCAGGCTTAGGATAAGCAGCGAGAACAATATCATTGAACTGTTGCGCTGTAATTTCTTTTTCAATCATAGCCTTAGCCATAATATCAAAAGCGTCCATATACTTATTAGCAAGACCAAGAGCCTCACGAGCAATAGCAACCTTGCCATTAGCGGTCTGTGTATGACGAATCTTGAATGATTGCTTGATAGCATTTTTGCCACGCTTAGAACCAAGAGCAAGATTGAGAGTGTTAGCGCATACAACACGAACGGGTGTTATTGACGCTTGAATAGCAATTGAGCCATCGTGGCTTGTGTTGATAAGTAAATAAGTCTTTACTTTATCCGCAACACCATTAGGGTCTAATACTGTTTCACGCTCAAGAGCAAGAGAGCCGAATACTACACGCCCACCACGAATTGAGCCAGCAGTTTCCCAACGCCCACCGCCATCTAGGATATTATCACCGAATGAAAATAAATCTTCATTCTGTAAAACATGATAACGCTCACCTACAACACCAAGAATATCTGTCTGATTATTCTCAGTAGGGTTAGTCCTTACGACATAAGAATAATTCTTGTCTGAGGTAAGAGTGTTTGGAATCTCAACATCAACCAATCTAACATTCCAATTATTTAGATTAGCAGCAGCAAGCATTTCGCTTGTTGTTTTTTCTTCTGTGAAAACTGTGCCTAAGCCGTGCCAAGCAGGTTCTCTAAAAGAAGCAAAAGAAGCAACGCCATTTTGCGTTTCTAATTCATGAGCCATTTTTATTTCCTTTCATTAGTTATGAATCTCAAGTTTAACATATAAGATTAATAAAAGCAAGTCCTGTTAATCATTTGTCCCGACACGCCGTAAATTTGACAAAATAAAAAATTTGCGGGAGGTCCGCAATTTTGCGAGGGGCAGTTTTAAATCATGCCCAGGATCTTGGATAGCCCCACTATCACACTTTATAGATATTATCTATCTCAACATCTGCTTCTCCGTCATATGAACTTAGTTCAGCATAAACATTTAAGTCAATATCACTAACATCAAAGTTAGCAACTTCATCTAACGGAACTGATATTGTTCCTGTAATTGTGGCGGTAGCCTCAAATTGAATTTCCTTAGTAGGATTAAATCCAAAGATACTACAAATATCAGCAACGATTTCCTCTGAATCCATATCAAGGTAATCAGGTAGGCGACTTTCTAACATACCTACATGCTGAGTATATCTATTAAGTTCCCGTCTTTCTCTGCGGTGTTGGTGTAATTCATATTCAAGGTCGCTAACCTTTACTGTGGGATACCAATTCGCATAGTCTGCTTGGTGTGCTTCAGAATCAATAATCTTATAGGTTACGATTTGATTAGGGTTGTAGTGTGCTGGCACTACTATTTCATTAGTTGTTTCTGTATTCATTTAAGAGTTCCTCTCCTACTGTATCCATTTCTTTAATGGCTTCCAGCATATCATTTATTTGTTCCTCTGTCAATAATGCGTGAGTAACTAGAGTTGTTGTCATAGCAGAGAGCATAGCGGAATAGTTATACATCTCTTTGATAAAACTTTCTTCATCTACTACATCTCTAATACTGACAATGTGTTTGACAATTTCCATTATCATGTCATCATGAACTGCATCTCTTGATGCTTCTTGTAATTTAATAGCGGTTGCTATCATGGGGCGTTCCTTTCTGTTGGTTATCTATTAAGTTTAGCAGAAATATGGGAAAAATACAAATTCCTTCGTAAATAAATATCGGCGTGTCGCAGCCATGTGAGAATAATCACAGGGGCCTCCCGATTTTTTGCGGTATTTTTAAAGAGCAGTTTATTGTCATACTCAGGACAATCTCTCCAGGGGACTTTCGCAGATAGATCTGCCATGAACGCAGGAGAGAAAAGTTGTGGCGGGAATCTAGATGATTACACAGTTCAAACCCGCCACAATTCTATTAGTAAGTTTTTACCATAGCAAATCTTGTTTGGTTATTTGCTAAGCGTAGCATTACCTTAGTGACATTTCTAGTTTGTGGCACAAACTTTTCAATGCGACCTGTAATACCTGTTTTGGAAGTAGTGAATAAATCGCCTACTCTGTAAGTATAGCCTCCAAGGGTCATTTGTTTATCCTTTCTGTGATAATCAAGTTTAACATTTTTTAGGGGGGAAGTCAAATACCCTTCCCCCATAGAATTACAAGTATCTTGCGATAGTGTTGTAAGTAGAAGTAGAAACTACTTCCTCATCTGTCATCTTTAGGATACGGATAGCGTTTTCAATTTCATCTACCATTTCCTTGTATTGCCAATCATTGAAAGACTCAAAATCTTTCTCAGGCATTTCAGGTAATTCAATAGAACCTTTTGGTAAATTGAAATCAACATTTACTTCGCCGTTCCAGCGAACATTAGCAGATAAGTCTGTTGCCTTAGAGATTTGAGCAAGTGCTAACTTAGCAACTTCCTTATTATACTTCTCTTGTGCCTTCAGCAACTTTTCCTCATTTACTTTCTGATTAGCCTTATCCTTTTGGAGTTGAGCCAATTTAGTTTCAAGTGCCTTGATTACTTTAGTTGTAGCAATCTTGACATTTATACTTTTGCCATTTCTAGCCATTTGTTTTCCTTTCTGTATGGGGTTCTATCTTAGCATTTCTATGATAGAAAATCAAGTTGAGCAGTTTTAGCAGACTTGCTCAGGTCTTTTCCTGTATTAGGAATTACTTTGCTTTCCAAGTTGTCCAGCGTGTCTTGCCTTCAACATCAAGTTTGACACGAACCGAACCATTTGGGTTTGGCACGATTTCTTTGATAGAGCCTGTAATCTTAGACTTCTGAGAAGTATAAGTATCGCCTACCTTGTATAGTGCTGTATTTACTGCCATTTCTTTATTTCCTTTCGTTAGTTGTTTTTGCTTACTGTCTAATTATGACATTTTTGAGATTTATTGTCAAATCCAAATCTAAAAAATCTCACATTTTGAGATTTATTCTTTGTGATATTAATCACAAGGTAAATAGATACATAAATATCCATAAGCCCATGAAGAATAATATTGTTTTATCCACTCTACCCTCACTTTTTCTTTGCGCTAAATACTATATCAGATTTCTCATAAATACACAAGCCACACGATACGCAAGCAGAGCCATTAGTAGAGATAAGCGGAATTGCTTTTAGGTTTTCAGGGCACTTAGCGCCAGGTCTTCCTATCATTGCTTTCATATCTGCCTGCCCAATTGCGAAGGTATCTGCAAGGTATGCTAATCGAATACCCTTATCTTTATTAAGATTAATAGCAATATCTTTATTCTCTTTATCTGTTGAGAAGTAGAGAGATAGATTATCTATATCTTTAAGCATATCTGCGGCGGTAGCCACACGAGTATAAACCCAGAATTGAATATCAGGATTATTTAATATGACATGCTTCCATGCAAAAGTATAAGTATCATTAAAGAAGTCGCCGTCCCAGTGTATACGGAATAGTTTAGGAGCGTCTTTCTTATCACAATCAATCTTAAAGTCATTAATCATATCTTGCAATAAGTTTTCCATAGTGTCATGGTCTGCGTCTTTTAGCAGGTTCCAGTTATGAAGGAGATTATCTCTTACTCCCTTGTATATCTTTTCAAGTTTTCCTGCGTAGCAAACACTTTCACAAACACTTGTGGCACCAGGGCACGAGTAAGCCTTTCCAGCAGGCAATCCAAAAGTGTTGGCAATTGTTGCGGTCTTTCCATTTTTTGATACGGCATTAGCCACCTTCCTATCATTAGAGCGTTTTAGTTTCATGGGGTTTCCTTTCTAATATCATAATAACATTTTTATTCTGAATTGTCAATTTTCTTGTGCTTAACTTTTCGGGAATATTTTTTCTTATTCCGTAATGGCTGAGAAGCATTAGATCTTCGTAAATCTAATAGCCTTCGTAAATCATTACTAGTTTTTTTCCACATAAATAAAATCTTATCATAAAATAACACAAAAATCAAATCGGACAATAGGGACAAATCGGGCGGGGAGGTCCCGATTTTTAACGGGGGATTTTTATTCTAAAATAAACAATTCAAATTTTTCATTATCTAAAATTTCAACATCTTCTTTTTCATTAAATTCATTTTCAATTACAAGTAAGAATCCATCTTTAGTTGGAGTAGTTGAAATAATTTTTACAATTCCAATAATGCCTAAACCAATTAGATCTCCTACTTCTAATTGGTCAGCATTTAGAATATCTACAAATCTGTAATCCATAGAAGTTAGTGTAGCAGACATTTATTTAACCGATACTCTGCCATCAGAATAAAAGTTTTTAGTGAACATTTTACCTGTTGGGTCTGTAAGATTATAGGTTGCGTATTCTTTAGCATTTCCGTGGTCTGAGCATTTAGCCCAAGCCTCGTGTGCTTCCATAAAATCGCTAAGGCGCATGGTAGAGAATAATTCTCCATCATACGCAGTAGTCAAGACATAGTTATATTCCATTTTAGTATTCCCTTTCAATAAGCCACGAATCTAGGTGGTGTTGTTCAATAATAGCGTGTGCTGGTGCGGTAGTCAAATTACCCTTATAGAATACCCCTTCAGGTAGAGGTATTTCCAAGTACCAAAGCCCTGCGTCATTTACTGCGTCAATAGCCTCAATACAAGTCTTGACCATAAAACTAGGAACGGGTGGGTAATGATTACTAGATAGGTGTATTCCTATCTGAGTTTCAATATCCAAGTTATCAGCAAGAGCCAAATCATTAGCAAAATTACTTCCCATTTTAGTTAGCCTCGCTTGTTGCGTAAATTGATAATTCATTTTGAGATAATAAACCATTATCCCAAATTACATCTCCGTCATCATCAAGAATAATATCATAGACATTACACTCACAAGATTCAGTATCAAAGTCATCTCCATTAGCCCAATACTGATAACCTTTTCCATTACATAAAACACAATTAGCAATAATACTTAGTGCGTATTCCAATTTATCCATTTTTCTTTCCTTCTTTCTGTTCATACTGAAATCCTATCATAGGGGGCTGACATTTTCAAATCCCCTCGCCCTTTTACCACGAAGAAGAGTAGTAAAAGGACAAATCGGACAATTGGGGCAGAGCAAATATGCGCTCTAACTTAGTTTTGGTATTTTCTAAATCACGCCAATACCACTCATCAATATCAGTAGAGCCAAAGAAGAATCCCCCTTGTGGTGATAGCAAAGTAGGATTACGCTCTGCCAATGCTCTATTAACTAGCGCTAGCAATTCTTCTAATTTATTTTGCGACACATAGTATTCACCGCAATTATCATTACCGCCTTGAACATTATCAACAAACCATTTATGAATCTGATTAGCCTTGCGCCAATAAGCACAAGTCACTTCAACATTAACGCCATAAATATCTGTAGCAACATCTGCCATATCAGCAACATCTACAATATTTTTCCATAGCGGATTAATCACTTCAGGACTTTCATAGGATAATTCCTCATTATCTCTAAGAGCCTTCCAATTTACTTTCTCTACATTTTTCTTAGCAGAGAGATACATATCTAATCCCATTAGATTACCTTCTTTCATTTTTAGGCTTCCAGCCTATCATTTTCTACTGACAATTTCCAATTAGACACGCCCAAAAAATGTGGGAAAAATCACACCCTTCGTAAATTGCCCCCCTGTGGATAACCTGTGGACGACACGCCCGAGTGCGGGACCTCCCGATGTTGCGGGGGTTTTTCCCAAAATATCATAAAGAAATTTCAGGAAAAATTTTTAACGCAACTTAATCAAACTTTAATTTGATTCCATTTCATTTCAGCATTTTCTTTTCGCAATTTTTTATTTTCAATTTCTAATTTTCTCATAGTAATTAAACTCATTCCGAATAAAGTTCCAAATGAAATTATTGCGACAGTTAAAATTAAATTTGTCATACAGGAATCAACCCCAATTCGTCAATTCCGCAAGCCTTTTCAAATCTTGCGAAATCAAATCTATCATTATCAGATTTAAAGTATTGAGAAAACTCCTCTACCAAATCCTCAAAAACTTGTGGGTGAATTTCCTCGCTGAAACCTTTTAGAATTTCAGCGGTCTTGACATAGTCTTTGCGTGTCATCATTAGTTAGACCCCTCATCTAGTAGAATAAACGCATGAGTTCCACCATCATTTATTTTAGTTAGTGCTATTAGTAATTCATCATGAGTTAGAAGTGAAGCGTCACCCACTAATTCTGTTAGTGCTTGAATATTTAGTGAGGCAAATGCACCTTCAGGCAGGCGCTCAATAGTGGATAGAAATGGAGAGTCAGAATAAACTCTTGAAATAAAATTCACGCCGTTAGTTGTGAATGGAAAGTCTTTATAGTTAGTCATTTTTAGTTTTTACCTTTCTTGGTATTTGTTGTTGATACTATTTTAGCGATTTTCTCTAAGTTTGTCAATTGTTGCGCTTTACGCTGGCTCTCAATAAGAGCCTTGAATTCATCTAATTTCATTAGTCTGCCACCTTTACTGCGACAGTAGCCCAACGATGACCATTGAAGCGAATTGCGTAGGCTTCATAGCCATCAGCAAAATAAATATCATCACGCTTTTCAGCGTAGTTAATTTCGCCGTATTGGTATTTACGAGCGAGAGAGCGTGGATAATAAACTTGACCCACGAGCAAGTCTGGAATTGAATAAGTTTTCATTTAAGTTATCCTTTCTAAGATACTTTCTAATAATTCTATTATTTCATTTTTTAGCGTTAAAGTCAAATTAGACCCACGCTTGGGGAGTGTGATTTGCCTCACACACCTAGAATATCTACTCCGTAGTAATCAACGGCGTCTATGACTTTCATCACGCCTTTATACTCTTGGCAAGGGAAGCAAAAAGTATCCCAGCGATCAAGGGTATTTGAGCAAAATACGCAGATTTTATCCTGAATATTGAAACCATTTTCTAAAACGATTTCTATCGTAGTTTTATTTAGTGTAGTCATTTTCTGACCTACCTTTCTATTTAGTGTGCTAACTTATTTGCTAGGCTCATTCTATTTCTAGACTTATTTGCTAGGCTCATTTAGCACTATTTAATTTTGATACTGTAAGTCTAACACGGGGCACTGACATTTTGCCCTGTATTTCGGGCGTGTCGGAAATCTTTTTTTGTGAGGATTATCACAAAATCCCCCACCCCCGAGGTCGGGCGTGTCGGGGAGGTCCCTGTCCGAAATGTCCGTTTTGTTCTATAACAAAAATTTATTTTATTTTATCGGCGTGTCGCCTTGATTTTGTCAGTGCTATCGTGTAGAATACGCAGTATAAGAAATGAACAGAAAGGTTCTAAAATGAGTAAGAAAAATTGTAAGTTATGTGGTAAGACCACCCATGTATCAAAACGCAACATTATTGCGATTTGTCCAAATTGTGTAGATTCCCTACAAAGTGTGAGGTAAGTCACAAAAATAAAAGGGCGACACGCCCTAAATATCCCCCAAAATGTCAGTGGTATCCACTAGAATACGCAGTATAGAAACTAAAGAAAGGAACAGATAAAATGAAAAAATGTGAAATCTGTGAACTAGATAGAAAATACACTCAGGTTATGACTTCTGGGCGTGTCGTCTGCTCAGGTTGCTACCTAGAGTATTACGCTTCCTAGTGTGATGTAAATCACAGGGGCGATACCCCACAGACCCCTCAAAATGTCAGTGGCAACAGATAGAATTACAGTATAACAAAAAGAAAGGTTAGGTAGCAAAAAATGCTAACACTAAATTACACAGTATCCAAAGAGGATACCATACTTACAACATCAAACATGTTGATGATAAATGAGCGTCAGATAAATGACCTTATGGAAAGCCTAGTGGCTAACGGATTTACAGTAGAGGCTATGTCAGTAGCCCCTGCTACACTTTAAGAAAGAAAGGATAACTAAAAATGATAAACGCAATAGAAAGAATAAATTGTGATGAGTGTTATGGACACGGCGTTATTTTTTACGGCGATGAAGATAACTATGGTGTTGAACCTTGCGAGTGTGTAGCCTAATGAATAGCGTTATTTATTACTATTATTCGCAAGAACAAAAACTCCGCAAGGCTTGGATTATTAAACACGGAAGTGTTGCGGGGTATGATAAAGCAACCGATACAGAAAAAAGAAAGGTATTAAATGAAAATAACAATAACTAGTATGAACGGAAATACTTTTGAGATGAACTTACCTACTAAGGAAAATGTTTATCACTTTATAAATCTTTATAAGAAATCATTAAAGAAAAATCAAAGAGTAAAAATTACTTGTGATGTTTTATCTATTGACGGCTATGTTCAAGGAACTGCCCCCGTTAGATAAAAAAAATCGGGAAAAATAATTTGCTCTCATAAATTAGGGAGCAAATTTTTCTTTTCATAAATTGGGAAAATTTTTTGCTCGTCATAAATTAGGGGCTTTTTTTGATCTGTCATAAATAAGCGCCCCCATTTCCCCACTTTAGGGACTTCCTGAGAATTGCCTGAGAAAGTTATCCACAGGTAAAGTTATCCACAGGCTAGGTTTATCCACAGGGTTATCAACAAGGTTATCCACAGGCTAAGGGTTGAGCATAGGTCTAGGGTCTAGGTCTAGGGTCTAAGTGTTAGGGGCTACGGGCTAAGGTCTAGGGCTAAGGTCTAGGGCTACGGGCTACCAATTAGGGGCAGGGGTTAGGGTCTGCCTATCGGCTAGGCGCTAGGTCTAGGGTCTGCCTATGGGCTAGGCGTTGCGCTAGGTCTAGGGTCTAGGGGTCTAGGTCTAGGGCTAAGGGTTAGGGGTTGCGACACGCTGAAAGTCTAGGGGTCTGCCTAGTTGCGCCCTGCCTAGATTTAGGCTTTAATTCTCTCAATGGCAAACCGCCAGACCGACAGAAAGGCAAAAACAATGAACGCAAAAATTACAAGAGCGCAAAACCTAACTTTATGCGCTAATTGCTCGGCTATTCTTTCCGCTTCTGATTTCGTTGCGGATACTATCTGCCTAAATTGCTTTATGGTAGAAAATAATCTAACACCTAGAGATTTCTCTAAAGTGTTAAAGTCTGCTATCGGTTGCGAAAATTGCGGATTTTCAAAATCTGCTTTCGCTTTACAATATGACCACATAGACCACGCTACAAAATATAAGACAAAGAGCGGAAAGAAAATAAACCCTAGCGATTTATTTTACTCCTGCGCCGTTGCCGTATTCGTTGCCGAAGTCGCAAAGTGTGTTATTCGTTGCGCTAATTGCCACGCTATCAAGACCGCCAAAGAGAGAGGGTTAGAATAAACCCAGCGAAAGAATAGCCCGCCGAGAAAATTGGCGGGTTATTTTTTTTTATTTTTTTTATTAAGGGTGGCGGGTGGGCGCACTAATTTTTTTTATTTTATTTTCAAAATACACACATCATACATCTTAGCAAAATATTCAGATTTTCCCAAAATGAAAAAATATTCAGATTTTCCAGGGTATAATAGAAAAATGCCTTGCCGCCATGTATATGAATATGTTCATCATGAAACATGCCCTGATTGTGGGCGGTATACCCATGAACCTGATAGAGAATTAGATCTAAGACTATTTAAAGAATATTATGCATCTGGTAAAAACAAAGAATATATTTGCCCAGTAGAGGGCGGTACTATAAGAGGCTGGTGGTCTATATAGATCTATTTGCCAGAATAATGTATTTCTGGTTTTATGGTTTAGGTCTTACTCTTGGATTTATAACATTGGTTATTATCTGGCATTGGATCAAATCCATAATCTACAAAGAGTAATTTTTAAAGCGGTATATAAAAAATCTACCATTTCCCAATAGGACATTTAGCATGTTCCAGAGTAGTTTTCAATTTCATAAAACATCCACATTTTTTACAGGTATTGGATTTTGGACGGTACATAGGACAAGCCCTACAAATTTCCAAACGGTATTCAGCCAATTCTTCTGATGATCTAGGTTTATTTGGATTTAATAAATCCCATGGCTTGACATCGTCACTCATTTTTATCTCTTAACCTTTGTACTTGTCTATAAACACCACTGCCAATAAATTTAGATGCTATATTAAGTTCTCTTTTATGAAAAAAACTTTTATCATCTTCATTCCAGTGTCTTACAGTCAGATCAAGTTTACTATCTCTTTTAAACGGTATATATAAAGCAAATGGTTCTCCACGTTTAATATCTACTTCCATTCCATTTCCATGATACAGCACCTGCTGATTTATTTGATTGTGTATATCAGTATCTATAACTCCTGGCAATATAGACCATTTTTGATTAAAGTGATAAAAAAGCGGTAGTTGTAAAACAGACCATCCAGGAGGAGTTATAACTCTCCATGGGCAAAGTGCTTTAAAAATAAACTGTCCATCAATGCCATTAAAATTTGGTTTTACATGATCTATCATTTGTGAATTTTGATGTACTTCCCACCTATAGGCTTCAGTAGCATTTAACCATTCCCATGTTTGTAATTCTGGATTATAGCAAATTTTAGAATCAACCCACATAGGAACAATATATCCTTGCGAAAAAAAATCGGGGAATGAAGGACATTGCCTGACAGTTGGAATCCCATCTTTTGATGGCATTTGCTTAAACCATTCTGGTATATATTTTTTAGCAGGCTTAGGCCTACATTCCTCTATATCGTCTAATCCTTCGACGGTACTTATAAATTCTATCTTTTCTGATTTTTTAAAAAACACTTTTTATAATACTCCAATAATAAATAATTCTATCTTTATATCCCTATTATAGCCTATACCAGAGATATTGACAACATTCAGGACATGGTGAATGTTTCATTCATACATTGTCTAGGTGTGGTTTAATGTTCTATTTTCGGCTTTGTTGTATACCGCCCGAATTTAATCTCAAATAATGATATAATTTCTCTCATGACTGCACAAGACTGGGCTGGATTTATATTAACACTTATATCCATTCTTGGCGCCGTCGGACTTGTCGGAAGGTGGATTGTGAAAAAATACGTTGAGGATATTATGTCCGAATTAAAGCCAAATAGTGGAAGTTCAATGAAAGATCAAGTAACACGGCTTGAAGATAAAATGGACAAGGTTTTTGATATGATGCTTGAACACCTTGCAGATCATTCTAAGAAATAATATTTTTCTCTATATATAATATATAAAAGATATCTTGATAGTTAGTATATTCTTTTCTTTTATATATTTCAATTATACACTCTGGTTTTACAGTTTTCAACTCTATACCGTTTTTTCTTTATAACAATTTGATAACAATTTAGAAATGCTGTCTGGTTTAAAAGTTTTTATACCTTTTGTCCGTTTTTATAATAAAGAAATGTTATAATCAATGTGCTGGCCCGCTAGGTTGCTCTCTACCCACCCCCACTGCTCCTAGCGGGTTTCAGCCTTATTTTATGATATAATCAAACATTATGGCTAACTCTTGCTGCTCAAATGATATAGAAAAATATGGCGCTAATCCTGCTAACATTCAGTGGCGAGTGGTTCGTGGCGATACCGCAACTTTGACAGTTGACTTTTTAGAACTTGATGAGACTACCCCTTTTGACACCTCTAGTTGGACCTATAAGGCCACAGTTTATGATCCCCTAGGTGATGTGCTAGATAACCTTGATGTGACCGCTACAACTGGATCTGTTGTGATTACTGCCGATTCGTGTATTACTCAAAATTGGGGTATAGGCTATAAAAATGTTGTTGCAGAATTATCCTTTGATTTATCTGTACAAATTGGAAGTAACCCAAATGCTTATATTTGGACACCAGTTATTGGTACAATTAGTGTACTAGGTGATGTAACTCCAGGAGGAAGTTTATGACAGTTTCGCTACCACCCGTAATTAAGGTTGATGATAGCAATGATTTACTTCCGCCGTTAGTTAAAGTTAACGACGAAATATTTAAGGTAGAAGCATAATGGCATTTCCAGGAACATATAATTTTAATTATTATAAAGGGGATACCAATGAATTTGTTATTCGCCCAAAGACTTCTAATGGTGGAGCATTTGATTTAACTGGCTATACCGCCAATTTTGTTATTGCATCAAGCCGTGGAGATAATCCAACTTTTAGTGTTGCGGCTCAAACAGTTGTAAATACTGTAAGCGATATTGTCACCTGTACAATATTGCCAGCAGTTGGGGCTACTCTTGATGCTGGGACATATGTATACGATGTTGAAATTACTTCTGGACCAACTGTTGTTTTTACTCTTTTAACTGGAACAATTACAGTAACAGAGCAAGTCTCAGGCGCTGAATAATGGTAGATGTATTATTATCTAACGATGATATCACCGTCCTTGGACCCCCAAGTTTAATTGAACTCCAACTTAACATTGGAGCCCAAGGTACTCGTGGAAACAAATTTTTTGTAGGCTCTGGCGACCCGAATGCTCAAACCTCTGGGGGAGAATTGGGTGGACAAACCTTAATTCTTAATGATCTTTATGTAAACGTTTCTCCAAGTGCTACCTACGGATATATTTTTCAATATGTAGCAGAACCTGGTGGAAATACTTGGGTAGAAGTATTAGATATTAACCCTACTATTTATTCAGAGAATGCTTTAACTACCTTTGAAGATGGAGATGCTCAGATAGTAATACCTGTAGAGGACATTGTTACTGTTTCTGGTACCCCGCTAACTGCAGAAAATTTTAATGTTAAGTATAGTATTGCATATGAAAATCCAATTGCTTCTTCTATGGAGATTCCCGCTTTGGCTGGTAGCAATTTAATAATCAACCTACATGCTGTAGAATATGATAGTTCTACTTGGTTACCCCTAGGGGATACTGGAACATATACTAGTGGAGTGCAAGTTACAACTCACTTACAAATAACAATAGTCCCTTGATTATGGTATAATTTTGGAGAGGTGACCTAATGGCAGCAGAATCAATTGGTAATTTAATTCAGACATCAATTCCAGGCTATTCAGATGCTGCCGATATTCAGGCAGCGCTAAGATTATATCATTACGGTTCTTATGGATATGATCCAGCAAATACATCTACGGCAGCCTTAGTTAATCCGTCTATTGCATATACAATCAATGATCTACAAGAGCAAATAGATAACGTATCAACTGGAATCTTGCCAAGTGTTTTCACTGCAAAAGGACAAATATTATCAGCATCAGCAGCCTCTACACCACTTGTTTTAGATATTGGATCACAAGGACAATATTTGAGTGTGAATACTGCAACAGGAACAGGTTTGCAGTGGAGCGCTCTTCCTTCTGCCACCACAAGCACTGCTGGAATAGTTCAATTAACAAACTCAACTGCAAGCACTTCTGTTACAACAGCAGCAACGCCAAATAGCGTAAAGTCTGCATACGATTTAGCAGATGCTGCCATACCAGAAAGCATAATTGGCGCTAAAGGGGATTTACTTACAGGAACAGCAAACGACACGATAGCGGTTTTATCAATAGGTCCAAATGGATATATTCTTACAGCAGACTCAAATGAGACTTCTGGGATGGCTTGGAAACAGACTACCAGTGGATTATCTGATACATTTTTATTAATGGGCGGGTAACCAGCCAAAAACATGGTATAATTTTGATAGTAATAGGGTTCACATTTTTATAAAAAAATAAAGGTGGATCAGGAAAAAGGAGAATATAAGTGCCAACAACATATAAGGTTTTAGCGCAAAGCAATCCTGCTGCCACAACAGAAACAACTCTTTACACTGCCAGCACAAGTGCTGCAACGGTTGTTTCTACAATTGCAATTTGCAATCAAGCAGGATCATCTGCAACATATAGAATTGCAGTTCGTCCATCAGCAGAGGGTACGACTACGGCAAAGAATTGGATTGTATACGGTGCAACTGTAGCAGCATCAGATTCTGTTTTGCTTACCCTAGGAATTACTCTAGCAGCAAGTGATGTAATTCGAGTTTATGCATCAACTGCAAACCTTTCATTTAGCGCATTTGGTAGCGAGATTTCATAATGTCAACCAGCAAGCCAAGCGACTCAAATACAACTGGTAAAAAGTATAGAGATGCTTCTGCTGGAAACACAAAAATTCCAGATTTGGCAGATCCACCTACACCAGGTACTCCGACATCTTCTGGCACAGCCGTAACTCTGCCATTTACAGCAGCCCTAACTGGCGGGGCAACAACATCATTTAGAGCAGTATCTTCTCCAGGTAGTTTTGTTTCAACATCAACATCAACTCCAATAACATTTACAAATATTACAGCAGACGGAACTTATACTTTTACAATCGCAGGTGTTAATACATCTGGAATTGGACAATATTCAAGTGCATCTCCAAGTGTTTCGGTAATTATTCCTTCTGCTACATCTACTGAATATTTAGTGGTTGCTGGCGGCGCTGGAGGAGGACAAGGACAACAATCTGGCAATGAAAACTCTGGTGGCGGTGGTGCAGGTGGTTATAGAACAAGTAATGCATTTGCAGTAACTGGTGGTACAAGTTACACAGTAACTGTCGGTGGCGGAGAAGGAGATTCAGTATTTTCTAATATAACATCTACTCGTGGTGGAAGAGGTGGAAACGCTGACTGGGGTAGCAATGGACAATCTGGTGGTTCTGGTGGTGGCGGTGGAGTAACTGGTGGCGGTGGCGCTGGAAATACACCTTCAACATCTCCTTCACAAGGAAATAATGGTGGTGGGTCCAATTTCGGCGGTGGTGGCGGCGGCGGTGCTGCTGGTGGCGGTGGCAGCGGATCACAGGCTAATTTTGGATCATGGGGTGGTGGAGGAGGAAGCGGCTCTACAACTAATATTGATGGAAATGCACAAACATATTCTGGTGGTGGCGGTGGAGGCGGAAATAAATTTTATGCTCAAGAAGAAGGTGGTCCTGGCGGTGGAGGAGCAGGTGGTGGAGGATCAGGTGGAAGACAAAATACACCATATGTTTCAGGTTTTAATGGATCAAATGGCGGAACAAATACTGGCGGTGGTGGCGGTGGCAGATACACCAGCGGTGGCTCTGGAATTGTAATTATTGCTTATCCAAACACATTTAAAGGTCTTACAGTAGGTGCTGGGTTAACTTATACAGTTAGCACATCAAGTCGTTCAGGATATTATGTTTATAAATTTACTGGAGGGTCAGGAACGGTGACTTTCTAATGGCACACTATGCTTTTTTAGATGAAAACAATATTGTAGTCAATGTGATAGTTGGCATTGATGAAAATCTAGTACAACTTGATTTAGATGGTACAGAAGTTGGTGGATCATCTGAAGCATGGGAAGCATTTTATTCACAACAAAGTGGCTTTAATTGTAAAAGAACATCGTATAACTCTTTTGGTGGTAAAAGAAAAAATCCTGAGACAAATGAATTAACTGAAGAATCAGGATATAGGTTTAATTATGCTATAACTGGGTCTGTATATGATCCAGAAAAAGATGGATTTATACCTCCAAAACCAAGTAACGATTCATGGTGGCAACTAAACCCAGAAACATTGCTATGGGATGACACAAGGCCAGCACCCCCAGAACAAGATCCAGAAAATCCTAAAATATACATATGGAACGAAGAAACAAATTCTTGGGATGAACAAGTTTAAATAAGAAAAAAAAATATCCCCCAGACCTTGAAGCCTGGGGGTATTTTTATGCCCTAAATTATTGATTAGGGAATTTATCTAGCCATTTATTCACAGCACCCTTGTTATAGGATGACCATGAACTCCAATCAATACCGCCTTTTGTCATACGATATGCAATTTGAGCATTTATGACGGGATTGAAAAGATCAGCATTATGCTCTAGATCAAATCGCTCACGGCGATCTTCTCCAAGAACATCTAGCATATTAATTTGAAAGACGCCAAATGAGGAGTCTCCAGTTTTGATGTTTCCGTTAAAAGCAAACGGGCGACCATTGGATTCAGCCTTAGCAACTGCATAGGCAGTTCTTAAAGCCTTTCCTTTGAACCCCACTGCCTCAAGTAATTCAACTAACTGGCTGTCAGTCAAACTTGTCGCATTTTTATACTTAGTAAGTATTTTTTCATTTTTATCCTTAGAAAGCAGAAAAGCCACCTCTGGGGTGGCAAGCGTAACTACTCCCTGTTTTGATAAATTGTTTTTGGTAGCATGAGACGGTATAGAACCTAAAATAGATACCAACAGAAACGCACCACCTATTACCCCTACAAGCATTTTATTATTTGTCAAGTTTATCCTCCTAAAATGCATATGACACCATATACGGTGTCATACACCTAGTATAACACAAAATTACTCATAAGTACAACTCATGTAAGTGCTATAATATAATAACTATGTCATCTGGTTCAACTCCCGTATACGATCTGCCTTATCCAGTATTATCTGATCCTGTAGCAGTATCTTCAGATATACAAGCATTAGCAGAACAAATTGAAAATGTTTTGCCTTCTATTGGACTTCCTTTACATACCCTTGAAATCTCAAACAATAGTGGAGAAAATATTTCTAAAGGTGATCCTGTATTTATATCAGGATATGATTCTATAGAAAATAAGCCAGAAGTATCTAGATGTGATTCAACAGATATAAATACTTTTCCTGTAGCAGGATTAGCACAAACAGCAATAGCAGATGGATCTAGTGGAGTAATTGTTCTATCTGGTGTATTTTCAGGAATTAACACTGCTGCTTTTACTTCTAGTTCTATTTTGTATACCGCCGATGGTGGGGGTCTTACAGATGTTCAACCAATTTCAGGTTCTGGCGCAGTTGGTATTGTTGCATATGTTGATGTAAATGGAATTATACTTGTAGGAATGACCAAGGGTAACGGAACTTGGGGATCAATAAAGACAGGATTATCATAATGGCACAATACAGAAGTCAAAAAGATGTTGCTATAGGTTCAGCGCCACCACAGTCTATCTGGACAATGGTTAGAGGCGATACTGCATCTTTTAAAATGTATGTTCAAGATGACGCAGGACAGCCTTTAGTAATTGATGATTGGTCAATCAAAATGGATTTTTATAGATCTTCAAGTAGTGCAATTGTTTTAGAGATTTTCCCAGAAGCAGACGAAGATGACGGTCCAGGAGAATTTACCGTTAACTTGGCACATGATGAAACTGAGATTTTAGAAACCAATGATGAATATGATATTCAAATGGCTACAACTGCAAACCTAATTGTCTGGACAGTTTTGCAGGGTAAGATAAAAATGATTGAAGACTTTACAGATTAATGGCTACAGCAACTGTTATACAGGATGATTGTAGTCGTCTTGCAAAAGTAATTTATAAAGTACCCTTTAAAATAAAAGTTACAAATATAACGGTTCCTTCTTATACCCCCACAAACGTACCACCTATTGGCCTTGCTCTTGTTGGTATTAATAACTACATTTTA